TCAGTTCATTATCGCGTTTTACTTCAATAATTATGGGCTTCAAATCAGGGTGGTAAGACATGAAGTAATAAACGTCAAAACCCATGATATACATGGTGGATTGCACTTGTTGGACGTACTCAGTAGGCAGCTTTTTAGAGCGCATATACCTAACGTGAGTGTTTGCCTTGGGGCATTTGATTTCAACTCCGGTCTCTATTTTCCCATCAAGAGTAAATAATCCGTCTGGAGAGCATCCGATGTCATGATCATCGTGCATATGGAAACCAACTTCTTGAACGGTAACGTCCAAGTACATCTCAAAGTTAGCTCTGGCCTGAGCCTCAAGCAAAGTACCACGCTCCATATCGTAGCTTTGGAACGTATCCATAGGCTTTTGCATAAGGCGCTCAGCTATCACTTGATTCAGGTAGGTCTCTCTCACGCCCGATGCTGTCTTCTCGCCTCGACTCGTAAACAAAGATTTCATATTTGAGGCGCTGATAATACCGCACCGCGCTTGATGCCATTCGGGACTTCCTTGATCGCAATAAATCACTCTGGTCATAACGTACTCTCCATAAAGAATTAGCCAAACAATGCAAAGCTATACACTCTTTGCACCAGCGATTGCTGCGCGGCTTAGACTTCGCGCAGACATCGCAGGTAGTTTCGGTCTTGTTCATTGAGACTTCTTGTTGATAATAGCCATTTCAAGCTGATCAGCCTGATCAAGACTCAGTATCCAAGTCTCAGCTCCGACAAGTTTCAAGGCTCGTTCTTCAGTGATCTTAATCTCTGCAAGGTCTTTCTTGATCTTTGCTATGCGAGAGTCAGAAGCAATCTTTGGCTTTTGCTTGCGGTCACCGTTAGTAGCGCGGTCAGCATCATCATCTAGCTTCGGATCTGATACCAGAAACAGGCTGCACAGTAGGTAGCGCTTAGCGTAGGTATAACAGCCGCCACAGGATTGAGCGTCACGCGCTTTCTTATCTACCACGCAGTCCTGAGTGAACTGCTGACCGCTAGGCATATGGTGCATCCATATTCGAGTTCCAGCGGTCTCATCAGAGTTAATGTCTTCAAAGTGAAAGAATATATCTTGCTCAGATAAGACGCTGTGTACAGCAGGCAATAGGTCTTCTAGCTTGTGGTACTTGTGACCATTAGCAAAGCCATTGATGCCTGATTTCTTAGGAGAGGTAAAGTTTGATTGTGCGGCAAAAAAAGCCGTCCAGAAGTGATGTTTTTCCATTTTAAGATTCCGTCAAGAATGAATGAGTCTGGAAGTGTACAGAGGTTATTTACAGGTGTCAACAAAGTAGGTGTGCAGACAGCCCGAAGGAGAAACGGCTTGCTGACGGAGGACAAGATATAGTGGCTTTATCTATATACCGCCTGCACATATGGGTATTGTATCTCACCAGCAAAGTGGAGTACACTGGCAATCCGGTGTGATAAATCCTGACCGTAACTCAGCGATATGGCCTATGGGTAGCCTGAAACGCCCAGATAGCACAAGGTTTCCGAGATTGATGGGATCGCGCCCAACCAGCAGAGGACGGGCGACAAACCAGTTTAGCGGACACGATGGTGGCTTGACGCAGCAATCATGGAATGATGAAGCGTTCTGGCAATAGAAACCTGTGGATCATGCTCCTGTAGGATACTAAGGTGTCCCAAACCATCTAAATGACTTTTTTCTCCAAATAAGTGTGAAAGTAGTGGACGGCAAGTGTGATTACTGTAAAATGCTTTACATGGAGTCGCATAACGCTGCTCATCTGACGGAGATACAACATGATTACTACTACTTACTTTACTGTTGAACAAAAGACTTTTAACTCATCAAATGGCTTGGGTGTTTGGGGCTGGAGCAAAACATGGGTTAATGGCAAAGAAATCACTGACCGAGCTGAAGCTGAGTCTTTAATGGAAGATAAGAAGAATGATTACATTAGTTTTCTTGCCCGTGAGTTATCTGAAGCTACAGATAAAGACCATATAGATCATTTGGGTAAGCTAATTGACAACATTGAATTTCGTATTGTAGAAGAAGACAAAACATTTACACACGCTTCGTATTATGGATACAGCGATGTTGATGCTTACGAGATAGTTAAGGTCATCAGCGACAAGACTATTGAAGTCAGGAAGATGGATACTGAGCATGACATTTCTCATCTTGAGCAGTATGCAGGCGGTTTCTGTGGACACGTTGCAGATCAGCGTAACCAAAAAGTTACTTACGCAAGCAATCCAAATGCTAAAGTAATCCGAATTAGGCGTAAGAAAAACAATCCAGAACAATGGGTTAATGGGAACCTACGTTTTGGTTTAACAGAAAAGCCATATGCTTTTTACGATTACAACTTCTAACCAACCGCGCCTCTTCGGAGGCGCATAACTCTTGACGGAGATAAATTATGTTTGATGTCTATTGTCCACATTGCGGCGAACCTTACGACCAAGACGTATTCCACGAGCCAAAGGCTTACGATGCGCCAGAAGGCAGCTACCAGCAGTCTGCTGCGCTTTTCAAGGTCAACGGCTGCGGTATGTTCCAAGCTGACCCAGCGATCTGCACACGCAAGCCTATAGAGCCTGCTGACCGCATGGAGCTTATCAAGGCTGGCATGAATCTTAGCGAGCATCCTGATGAGTGGTTGATGTTCCTTTAGTCAAGGACAAATCAGCCGAAAAAACCTTTGAATTTGTCCTGACGGAGAAAAATTATGTCTTTTAGCTATAACCAGATCGTTTCTAAAGTAGAAGAGCTTGGCCTAGATCCTTACTACGATATGGACTCTTTGCCCGAATCTGACCGAGATGACATCCTTGACCATCTTTTCCTAGCCTGCGATGCGGCTGATAACCTTGACGCTGCTCTGTTTACATTCATGGACGGCTCTGACGCTGCGCGCATGATTGTCTCTCTTGCCTATGGCAACCTCGAAGAAGTAGGCAAGGCGCAGAAAGCCTTGCAGAAAACCTTGATGGACACTGCCGCAGCTTACCTAAGAACAGCCGTTCGCAAACATTATCAGTTGGAGAAGTAGCATGATGGAATTTAACTTAGACCAAACAAACGAGCTGCTAGACGCACTAGTCATGGGCAGCATGGTTGCGAACTATCCTGAGTTCGTTGAGGCATACGGTCATGAAGTCGCTGACCAGAAGTTAGGACGTATGTTTAGCCGTGATTGGGATCGTCTCAAGGAACAGGTCTGGGAAGTAACCTATCCTCAGTATCGTGTTCAGTTGTACGCTCTCGCAGCACAGGAGGACGCACGATGCGAAATCTAACTGGTATAGCTGCTGGACTGTTTGTGATCGTAGGATTTCTTATGGTTTCAGGCTCAGACTTTGAAGAAGCCAAGGCTGCTGAGTTCCGCTATTGCTCAGACGTTGCGCTCTGGCGCACTTATCAAATGGCTGACGGCTCTAGTCGCTACGGTCATCCTGACTACAAAGGCATCTATGATGATGTCTGCAAGGAGCTTGAGCCTTATGATCAGCCTTAGACCTCATCAGATGGTAGCCATTGACGCGCTTAGAGACAGCCTTAAAGCTGGCAACAAGCGCGTTATTCTTAGTGCGCCTTGCAGCATGGGCAAGACCATTATCGCCTGTTACATAGCTATGAAGGCCGTCAAGAAGAACCCAAAGGTCAGAGTGGCGTTCTTTTGCGACAGGCTGAAATTGCTAAGCCAGACAGAGGAGACCTTCAAAAGCCTTGGAGCAAGCTACTCAGTGCTTCAAGGCGACAGCCCGAAGTACGATCCAAATGAAAACATTCAGATAGTCAGCACAGCCACAGCCGTTAGGCGCAACCACTTCACCTATGACATAGCAATAATAGATGAGGCGCATAATATGTATAAAGGCTTGCTAGACCAGATGCGGCGCTATAACAACCTGACCTTCATCGGACTTACCGCCACGCCTTATAGCCGTTCTATGGCCTCTGAAGGCTTATGGCAGGATCTCATTGTTACTACCACTCCGCAGGATTTAATAGACGCTGGCTGGCTTTGTCCTACTGACTATTATCATGGCAGGACTGTTGATGTCTCTGACCTGAAGCTGAAGAAGTCATACACAGGCGATCATGACTACGATGCTGAAGACTTAGGCAAGCGTATGCAGGAAGATGACACGCTGGCTGGTGATATTGTGAATAACTACGTCAAGCACTCCAATGGCCTGACCAAGCGAGCCGTATGCTTTGCGCCATCCATAGCCTACAGCAAGAGCCTCGTAGAGCGATTCAATCAGACGCTAGGCCAAGAGATAGCTGTACACATTGACGGCTATGACGATCAGGCTACTAGAGAGCTGAAGTACCAAGACTTCGAGGATGGTGTATACAAGGTGATGATAAACAGCCGCATCTTGAATACAGGCTGGGATGATTCTGGCGTGGAAATCCTCATAGACACATTCAGGACTCGCAGCCTTACTACTTGGATTCAACGCATAGGCCGCATATGGCGCATTCATCCTGATAAGGAGCGAGCGATTGTGCTTGATCACGCTGGCAATTTGGCTCACTTCAACGCTTATCCAGAGTCTTTTGTGCCTTCAGAGCTGCACTCTGGTGATAGAAATTACCAAGAGCGCAAGCAAACCAAGACTGAGCCTAAAGAACCTATCCTTCACAACTGCAAACAGTGCAGCGGTGCGTTCACAGGACTCCGCTGTAAGTGCGGATGGGAGCTTCCTGTAGGCACTCCAACGCTCAAGGATGACGGTACACAGCTTGTCAAGGCTGAGAACCTTTCGCCTGCTGAGACAAGGCGCAAGACTCTGACCAAGGAGCAGAAGCAGGAGTGGTACTCGTCTCTGCTGCATTACGGTTACGAGCATAACTACAAGAAAGGCTGGGCGTACCATAAGTACATTGAATGTTTCTCCTGCGCTCCTAACGGCCTGAAGCAGATAGGCCGACAGCCAATCCCAGAAGCACTGAGTTGGATCAAGAGCCGTCAGATTGCATGGAGTAAGCGAGCATGATCGAATGGTATCAGCCAGTATTAGATCGGCTAGACAAGGTAAGACAGCTAGGCACGAACAAGTGGACTGCCTGCTGTCCTGTACACGATGACTCCAATCCTTCTATGTCAGTCACAGTGACGGACACGCCTGAAGGCCAG